GTTCAGAATGTATTCGTAGAGGTAGAATGCCTCGGTACCTATGAAATGTAATCGGGATCAACATGAAGTATAAACCAACAAGCGAGCAAATGCACTTCCTTCTAGGATTTGTGATAGGTGCCGCGACTCACGAGCCAATTACCGTGATGGTGGGATTATGAGACCGCAAGAATCAACTGATTATTCTGGTATGTCCCGCGAAGAGGCCATGCAAACTATGTATGGTGTTAAGACAACAAAAGCAACCCCTGTTGGATTTAAACAGGGAGTGAAAGAGATCGGCATGATGGCTGCCATGCCTATAGCTATGTTCGGTGCTCCAATCAAAGGTTTCCAACTGGGGAGAGCGATACTAGGTTCGAGAGCATACAAGGCCTATGGTTTTGTAAAACGACCTGTTCTTTCCATGGCTGTTAACGCGAATGTTCGCGGTGCAAAAGCCGCAATGTCTATTTCTAAGACTTATGGAAGAGCTGTAGGTACACTCGCAGCTTTAGAATTTAAGCAAAATGTAGAGTTAGCTAGACAAAGAGAATGGAAACGCCTGGGGATCAATATCTTTGGTCCTCCAGGTTCTCTGTGGTTATATGATAATTACCTGTCTAATAATGCAGAGTCTGATATAATTAAGAAAGACGCCGCAAAAGTAAAGTCACGGGTAGGCAGTAGTCTTCCCAGCAAGCCGAAGACCCGTGGCAAACATTCCTATCGTCCAGGAGCAGGTAAGAACTGTGCTCCAGGATACAAATTAATTAATGGTATGTGTGTTAAAAAATAATATTTATTTTGTTCTTCAGACAGAAGTTGTTTTCACCTTCAGTAAATGCACACACAAATGGAAGTGACGTTAGTCCCCCATCTCTCACTTTAAATTAAACTTAAAGTGTTTGTTTTTTGTTCCCTTTTTTAGTAAAAAAGGATATATGTAAAATACCAGATATGTGACCCACACGGCATGGGAAGCTACAGATGCTCAATATGCCAATGCCGATACGATACAGTACATTTACCTCAGAATTACTGCGGATTTTGTGGGGATTACACCACCGTGATCTATGCGTGGTGGTAAGATTCCCTGGTCATGTGTTAGATGCTCCAGGAGAACAAAAGGAATGACAAAGCACGCTCGTGCTCGAGGGTTTTTGTGTCATATATGCCGTAACGATCGTAATCGTAGGTTTTTGAAATGAACCACGATACGTGTATTGTTTGTAAACACTATGTTACAGCTGATAGATTAAGAGTACGATATCTGGTAATCGAAGAAGCTATCAGGACTAGCACTAGAGCTTCGAACGTAAAGCAAAGTTTATGTGAGAACCATAAGCACATTGGGTATAGTGCAAGGAGCCATACCGTAGGAGAGGCCGGACAAACTCTGGACACTACGGAGGCGGGGTTAGCGTTCATCCCCCCGCTTCCAACATTATCTGATTTCGGTGTACGTCACCGATCGCATCATGAATATAATGTGAGACGTCTTAAACGTCTGAAGTTAAGAAGAAAGAGGTCGAAACGATTTAGGACCTAGTTTCTCGGTAGGGGCATAGCCACCCGTAGGAGAGGCTGAACAAATCGTTCTGATTTTTCACTGCAAGCAGTATGCTGACTCTTCTAGGGCATCGTGGGTGGGCTCGATTCGCCAACTTTAATAACGAAACGAAATTGGACCTCTCTATGAGTACAAGCAATAAACTGATTGCGACTGTTTCTAGTAATAACAATGCCATAGATTGTTATCTCGATACAGCTGCAGAATTAAGCAAAATCGATAGAAAGAATCACCATCAGGTTAGTGAAGATGGTAAACCACTTGTTTACGATCTAATGATAACTGTGTCGACACCGTCGACCGATCAAATATCCGCACCAGATAAACAAATTTTGATGTCTGGTACAGTTCTCACGGCACCAAATAATTGGCAGACCAGGAACGCTGTTCGTATGGCACATTTTGTTCGAGATGATTTAAGACGAGAATCTGGTGTCTCCAAAGGTGCAATAGGCAAATATGCGAAAACTATGAGGTTGAACCTGGACAACAACATGTTTGACGTATTGTACAAGCCCACTACAAATATATCTGCAGCAATAGCCAGATATCAGAGACTTTACGCATCTGCAGATCCAGATACGCTACCAGCTCATTCTGCTGGTTCAAGTCGATTCACAGGTGGGGTTTGGGATTATACTCAATTAGCTCAAGTTGAAACCGATGACGCTAATGCAGCAACAGATTACCATCTAACTGTTTGCGATAGCCACGTGGGCTCTGCTAGTGCGGGCTATACGACTGTTGGAGTAATTCAAGCCTATAATGAAAGAAGACAAACCACTAGGGATGCTTCTACGGTAAATGCAGGCGGAGATACTCAGTTCGTTGACAATGATTCTCCGTTTTTCCGTGTTCCTCAACAGGACATTTCCGAGGATGCTTATGTTGCGATTACATTAGATGAGCAAGATAACCCGCCATATGATCGCTCAGTATCTGGAGACGCGATCAAAGAACAACCAATTGAATATTTCCAATTGACAGCACAAAACACAATGGCAACCTTCAGAATCCAAGCTCCTCTTGGATTAGTAAGGTTTGACTTCCGTGAAATGTTTGGTACAGGATACGATGATACAACACCAGGCAACTCTGCCTGGACAACAGTTCAGAATGTATTCGTAGAGGTAGAATGCCTCGGTACCTATGAAATGTAATCGGGATCAACATGAAGTATAAACCA